CCTCTAAACCCCCGGCCTGTTTGGTTGGACCAGCCAGATGTTGACCTAAGCACGAGAGCATCGTTCTTTCAGCAGGTCTTCTCTAGCCTTTTGGTGCATGGCAATTCTTACACCCGTGTTTTCAGGGACGCACAAGGTCAGGTTGTAAACCTAGTAAACCTTGACCCTGAAAAAGTAGAGGTCGAGCGTTCCAAGATTGGTCGCAAGGTCTACAAGATTGACGGCGAAGGTCGCATCCTTACCAACGATGAAGTAATCCACATTGTTGACCTAATTTTGCCTGGGCAACTTATGGGACTAAGCCGTGTTGAAACACTTAAACAAGCACTAGGTCTAAACATTGCACTTAGCGATTACGCTGCAAGATTCTTTGGTACTGGTGCAAGCGCAGCTGGCGTGATTGAGTTTCCTGGGAAACTTACGAGCGAGCAAGCCAAACAGTTGGCAGACGGCTTTGACGCTCGACACCGCAACGGCACACGCAGGGCACATAAGACTGGTGTTTTGTCTGGTGGAGCTAAGTTTGTTGCAACTCAAACTGACCCAGAGGCAAGCCAAGCTCTAGAGTCACGCAAGTTTGCTGTTGAGGAAATTGCCAGAGCTTTCAATGTGCCACTGCACCTACTAGGCGTACCGGGCACAGCAAGTTATGCGTCTGTCGAGCAGAACAACCTACAGTTTATTTCCATGACCCTTAGACCTCTAGCTGAGAAGGTTGAGGCAGCCTTCTCGCGCTTGCTACCTGGCGATGCTTTTATAAAGTTCCAGTTCAATGACCTACTAAGGGCAGACCTAGCCTCAAGAGTGCAGTCTTACTCAGTTGGTACCCAGGCTGGCTTCTACTCAACTAACGACATTCGCAGACTTGAGGACATGGAGCCAGTGGAGCAGGGCGACCAGTACCGAGTGCCGCTTGCCAACATTGCTTTGGCAGACACCGAGGTCATCACACTTGAGAAGCGTGTCAAGATGGTGCAACAGTTAGTCATCTCAGGCTTTACCCCAAGCGAGGCACTTGCTGCTGTTGGCCTAGCTGACATTAGCCACACCGGATTGCCAAGCACACAGCTACAGCCAATTGCACAGATTGACCCTAATAACCCTGAGAGCGTTTACGGAGCGTAATGATAAACCCAGGCACTTACAACATTGTTTGCCCACAGGGTGCAACCTTTGACCGCACCTTTACTATAAATGTCAACAACGCACCGCTAAACCTGACCAGCTACACAGCTGCAATGCAGGTTAGGGAATCTTATGACGCAACTAGCCCACTGATTAGCTTGACCAACGGCTCAGGTATTACTCTCGGTGGAACCGCTGGCACTATAGGCGTGGTTATCTCTAGCACCGCATCATCTGCTGTTGACGCCGGTGCTTATTCTTATGACTTAGAAATCAGCTCAGGTGGAGTGGTGACTAGATTGCTTGAGGGCTCGTTTGTAGTGACAGGCAATGTCACAAGATGACCCAAACAGTTGTTTCAGTAGTTGAGTCGGTCACAAAAGTCACTGTTGCCGAGCAGGATGTCACTGTATCTATTACAGAGCAGCCTGTTGTAATTACTGCTGCTACAACCGGATTGCAAGGTATCCAAGGTGTGCCAGGACCAGCCAACACTCTAACTGTTGGCACAGTCACCAAGGCACCAGATGACACTGCTGTTGTCACAATAACTGGCACATCTCCAAATCAAACCATTGACTTTGTATTGCCAAGAGGCTTGCAAGGTATTCAGGGGGTAAAGGGGGACACAGGAAACACTGGCTCTGCTGGTGCTGCTGCAACTATTGCAGTTGGAACCACTACCTCTGGAACCGCTGGGTCAACTGCTGTTGTCACTAACTCTGGAAGCAGCTCGGCAGCAATTTTCAACTTTACAATTCCTCGAGGGGACACTGGTGCCACTGGTGCCAAAGGTGACACTGGAGAAACTGGCACACCTGGGTCGGCTGCAACTATTGCAGTGGGCACTACAACAACGGGCACAGCTGGCTCAAGTGCAACGGTCACAAACTCTGGTACTAGCTCAGCTGCCACATTTAACTTTACAATTCCTCGTGGCGATACAGGCTCAACCGGTGCATCTGGAACTGCTGCCACACTTACTGTCGGCACTACGACAACAGGTGCAGCAGGGTCAAATGCTACTGTCACAAACTCAGGGACTACCTCAGCTGCTGTATTTGATTTCACAATTCCAACTGGAGCAACTGGGGCCACAGGTGCAACTGGAGCTACTGGAGCGACAGGGGCAACAGGGGCAGGTGTGGCTGCCGGTGGAACAACTGGCCAGATACTTTCCAAGATAGATGACACAAACTACAACACAACTTGGATAGACAACTTTGCAAGTCAAGTAAAGCATCAAGTAAAGCTTGGCGAGGCTATCTCTAAAGGACAGGCAGTTTATGTGAGCTCTGCCGATGGCACAAACATGATTGTGTCAAAAGCTGACAACACAACCGAAGCTGCATCGAGCAAAGTGATGGGATTGCTAGAAACAGGCGGCTCAACTAACGCACAGGTCAATGTTGTCACAGAAGGTCTTTTGGCTGGACTCAATACAAACGCTGCAACAGTTGGAGATGCTGTTTGGCTAGGCACTGCTGGCAACCTAATCTTTGGATTGGCTAGTAAGCCATTTGCACCAGCTCATTTAGTGTACATCGGTGTCGTGACTCGTAAAAATACAAACAATGGTGAAATCTTTATCCAACCTCAGAATGGTTTTGAACTAAGAGAAATCCATGATGTGCTTGCTCAAACGCCATCTAACAATCAGGTCTTGACCTATTCAACAGCAACTAGCCTTTGGACACCACAAACTCAAACAGTCACAATAAACGGAACCGCTGTTGCACTTGGTGGGACCATAACAGTAAATGCGAGGCTTGCCTAATGCCCTACTTCATCTCACAAAACACAGATTGCCCTGACTGGGCAGTAGTAAAAGAGGATGGCTCAGTCGTAGCTTGCCAAGACTCAAAGCAGTCAGCAATAGACCAGATGGTTGCACTATCCCTAGCCGAGGAACTTGAGCCAGGTGGCGAGCTAAGGGCACAGCCGGATGAGCTTGCTGTTGGCGACTTCGTTAGGTGGGGTTCAGGCGACAATGTTGCCCAAGGGCGCATCACAAGGATTGTTAGGGATGGCGAGATAAATGTCCCAGACTCCAGCTTTACAATTACCGGTACCTCAGATGACCCAGCTGCACTTATCAGGATTTATCGCAAGACCCAAGACCAGTGGAATCCAACCGATGTTTTGGTAGGCCACAAGTTTTCTACCCTTAGCAAAATTGCAGAGCTAAAAGCAGTAAGAGAGTTGCCAGACAACTACCGACCAGCCCTATCCGATGATGTCCCAGAGGGCAGAGCTTGTGGCAACTGTTTCTTTTTCAATGAAGACCGAATCAACGAGGCCGGCGATAAAGCTTGGTGTGAGCGTTGGGATGACTTTGTTGATGGTGGCTCTTACTGCAACGCTTGGGAGCCTGACGACAACAACGATGGCGATGATGACGACATGGATGAAATGAGGGCTGTAAACCAAGAGGCCCCTGCATACATGAGAGCAGCCGCTCGCCGTGGACTTGAGTATTACGAGCAGGGCCTAGCTGGCGATGGTGTCACACCAGGCACTATCCGTGAAGCTAGAGCAATGGCACAAGGCACAGTCAGTGATGACAAGTGGATAAGAATTGCTGCTTGGATTGCTCGACACCTTGTAGACCTAGACAGCCCAGATGCAAACCCAGAATCGGACAACTACCCATCAGCCGGTGTTGTCGTTCATTTGCTTTGGGGCTCAGGTCCATCTAAGAGAGCCGCACAGCGCACCAAAGACTACGCTGATTCCGTTGTTGCTAGGATTAGAGCAGAGGAAACTACCAGAATGACTAATAAAAATAAGTGGCTAGATGTGGCAAGAGCCATTGCCCTAAAGATTGACGGCCCACAGCCAGAATCAAAAGAGCCAGAAGTAAGAGTTAACACCACCAGCTTTGAAGTAAGAGCTGAGGGCGATGGCATGAGCTTTACTGGCTATGCCTCTGTTTTCAATAGCCCCTCTGAGGACCTTGGTGGCTTTATTGAGTATGTTGCACCTGGTGCTTTCAAGCGTTCGCTACAATCTCGCAACGAGGTCAAACTTCTTTGGAACCATGACGCTGGTGAGCCTCTTGCCTCTCTACGGGGTGGCACAATGCAACTTGTTGAGGATGAAATTGGCCTAAAGGTCACAGCTCAGCTTCCAAACACCACACGAGGTCGGGATGTTGCAGAGCTTTTGAGGACTAAAGTTATAGACTCAATGAGCTTTGGTTTCAATGTAATCAAAGATTCATGGTCAAGAGATGGGCAGACAAGAACTTTGGAATCAGTAAGACTTTTTGAAGCAAGTATCGTTTCGTTTCCGGCATACAGTTCTACAACTGCAACAGTTAGGTCGGCAGCCCCTTCTATAAATGCCGATGACCTTGCCGAGGCTTTGCTAAAACTAGAGTCTGGCGAAGAGCTGGATGAGGCAAGCGCAGAGCTAATTACTGAGGTAGTAAACAAGCTAAAGGCCAACCCAGGGGTGGAGGAAGTTATTGACAACGGCCTAGACTTGCTGGACCTAAAGAAAAAGCAATTTGACCTATTACTAAAAAGGATATAAACATGGCAACCAAAGATGAAATCAAAGCAGCCCTACTAAAGACAGCCGGCAACCCATCAACAGGCATTATCAAAGACCTAGCTGATGACTTTGCCCAAGCAGTGTGGGAGCTAGACAACAAAAACTCCGTCAACCCAGCCAAAGAGGTTAGGATTGTTGACAGTAAAGAAACTCGCTAACTCGTTTCTTTCGCCCCAGCTCGGTTCCCCTTCCTGAGCTGGGGTTTTCTTTTGCCTATAAACTTGTAGCTATCAGTTGAGTGTCAGCACCGCTGTATCTGTTGAGTGTTAGCACCGCAGAAACCCCTTCATTCAAACAAATTACAGGAGAATCATGTCTGACTTTATCAAGTCACAAATGGATGCTCGCAACAACCTCATCGCACAGGCAAGAGAAGTTCTTGACATTGCTGAGGCTGAAAAGCGTGGCCTATCCGCAGAAGAAAACCAGAAGATTGCTCGTATCGAAGCTGACATCGACTCAGCCGACACAGCCATCTCAACCGCTCGCTCAATCTCTGAGCGCGAGGCTCGTGCAGCTGAGGCAGCCGCTTCATTCGCACCATCAACAGCAGCAGCTAACACTGACGCTGACATCCTTCGCTCAATTGCTACAGGTGAAACCCGTGGACACGAATTTACTCGTGAACTACGCACCCTTGTACCAAGCTCGAACACTGTTGGTCAGTCTTTCTACGACCAGGTCTTCGAAATTGCTCAGCTTGTAGGACCGATGCTGACTACCTCTGAGGTATTCAACACAACCTCTGGTGAGAACCTAGTAATTCCGACTGTGACAGCGACTTCAACCTCTGGTTCAGTAGCAGCAGCAGGAACTATCTCAGAGTCAAATCCAACATTCTCATCCATCACTCTTGGTGCTGAGAAATACGGAGCGTTGGTTCAGGTCGCTCAGGAACTTGTTTCTGACGCCGGTTTCAACATCACCAGCTACATCGCACAGCAGCTTGGAACTTCACTTGGTCTAAAGGTCAACGATGTTCTAACCACAAAGCTATCTGCTGCTGCTGGTTCAGTTGTTCGCGGAACCGCAACCAACTTTGCCGCACAGTACGAAGACCTAATCGACTTGGTCTACGGAATTGCCGACGGAGCCCGTGTCCTTCCAGGGCTTGGCTTTCAGATGAGCAAGTCCGGTATTGCAGCTGCTCGTAAGCTAAAGGATGGCTCAGGTGCTTACATCTGGACCGACTCAGCAGTCCCAGGACAGCCAGCAACATTGCTCGGATACCCAGTTTTCGAGAATCCAAATGTGGCAGCAGTGGGCACAGCGGCAAAATCGGTGCTCTTCGGTCATTTGCCGTCGTTTAAGGTAAGAGTTGCAGGTGGAATGCGTGTTGACCAGTCAGCCGACTTCGCCTTTAACACAGAC